CGTCGTACGCCCGCGCTTCGAGGGGCAGACCCTGCAGCAAACTTTGCTGGAACGTAGCCTGTTGATACGGATACTTCATGGATTCTTGGAACTGCTGGTAGCCAAAGTCAAGCGGTTGCTGTTCAAGTTGCTGCTGAGTTGCACCCGCACCAAGTTGTTGCTTCAGCCCTTCAAGGCCGAGTGAACTCAGGCTATACCCAGACCGCATACGCGCTTCCTGCTCGGCGTTGTACTGCTTTTGGGCTTGGTCAAAGGCGCTTTGCAGACCCTTGGCTTGGATGTCTCCAAACTGCATCTGAAGGTTTCGATCTGCTTCGGCGTTTTCAATGGCCTGTCTTGCCCCACCAAACGCCCCAGACTGTGCAAATTTAGCACCCCGCTGAGTACCGGCGATGTCCGCTTGCCGTTGGGCTTCTCGTTTATTGATGTCCACCACGCTCTGCATGTATGGAGACATGAACGTCTGCGCCGTGCCGGTATCGGTAAACGAACCGCCAGCACCACCAAGCATCCCAGCGCCTTGCTGGAAGTAAGACGGCGCTTGAAGAGAACCTAGACCTGTGAACGCTTGAGACTGAAGCTGCGAAGGACCAGCAAACCGCTGGCCGGTGAACTCTTGGTACGGCAGGCTTGCAAGCCCTTGCCCCTTCCCCAGCATGTCATAGACATACGAGGAAAAGTTTGGTGACAGGGTGGATTGGGAAGGATCAAGTGCGGCGGTTGCCATTACGCTCTCCTTTGGAGGCTGTTCATCAGTGCGTACATTTCCTTTGCGCCGCCGTTGTCGTCAACAACACGTTTAGGAACATACGCTTCACCTCGGGAAACCTTTGCCGGTGTCTGCCCGTTGGGGCCGTGGATCACAGCAGGGGTCAAATCTTTGCGCCCGGTAGGATCGGGTGGGCCTCCGATCATTTTCGCACCTGGGACCAAAGAAGCAAGCCCTCGTGGACCGCCAGCGCCGTCAACGGCTTTCTTGGTCATTACAAACCCGCCGTCTTCCATCTGCACCTGACCGCCTTGGGCGTAAGCCTGCATCAAACCACCATTGGCTGCGTACCGAGCGATGGGGCCGTACTTGCCTTGCGTCATCGTGCGGGTAACGGGAGTAGGGCCAGCAAACCGTTCACCCGCTCCGCCACCGCTTTTCCTCTGACGATCTGCCGCCGCAGCAATCGCAGCAAGAATTGCCATGATGCCTTGGTTGGTGCCTGCAAAATTTAACGCCTTGCCGCCGATGTTCTTGAAGATGTCGGCCACCTTGCCAAAACCAGACATTTTGGCCGGTAGATTTTCTAAGTCAACGCGATCTTCGCCGCTTATAAAAGCCGGCAAATTTTCAAGATCTAGTCGATCCTGCCCACTGATATACGCAGGCAAATTTTCTAGGTCAAGGCGATCTTGTCCGTACACATACTCATTTTGAGCCCACGGAGCCACAGTTCCAAAGAACTGTTGTGCGTCTCCAATGCCGTATTCGTCATTCATATCAACCTCTTCCAATCATGCCCAACAGGTCTTGCTGCTGGTCGTAAACAGTTCCAAACGGGCTTGGCGTGTTAATTTGCGCCACCTGATACGAATCAGGCTTGTCCTCGTCTTGGTTCATCATGCCCATAAACGCAAACAAACCGCTCAAGTCCACGCCCGATTGTGCCTTGGGAGCAGGGGCTTTGCCGGGTGCAGCGGATGGTGCGGGTGCAGGTCCAGACAGATTTATCAGCGGCAGTTCTTTTGCCCCTGGCCCCATGCCGCCCAGCGGAGATTCGCCTGCTTGAGCAAGTTCTTGCTGACGCATGAACTTTGCCGTCTCGTTGTCTACCGGAGCAGGAGCGTAAATCTCCGGGTAATAGTGCTGCATCAGCGCTTCTACCGTGACTGGATCTTCTATGTTTGCTTCAAGAAAAGCCGTGCGCTCGGGCGCGGTAATGGGTGTTGTTAGCTCTTGCGTCAACAGAGGTGCGTCAAACTCTGGAAAGAAAGAAGGCGCTGCCTCAGGATACCTAGCCAACAGACTGGCAATGTCGTCCTGAACCGCTTGCGCTTCTTCAGCATCAAAGAAGCCAGAAGTCTCAGCGCCGCCGTATCCACCAGTAGACGACTTGTCCAACATCGGACCAAGTTTTGTAATGGCGTTGAAAATCTTGTTTGGGTCGCCCCCAGATTGAGCGGCCTGAATACCAAAATTTACAAGTTTAGGGTCAAGCCCCAAGTTGCCTGTTGCCCCTGCAATACCGCTATTTAGCAACGATCCCGTAACAGCACTACCGATATCTCCACCACGAATGGCGGTTTGTGTAGCTGCTTTGATCGCAGCGTCTACTGCTGGTGTGCCCGTTGTTGGAATTTGAGGGATTACAAAAGATGGAGCCGCAGTCATTACTGCGGACTTCAATACATCCCCGATGCCGCCGCCTTGCAGCGCCGTGTTTGCACCTCCAGCTATTGCAGAGCCAAGCGCGGCTGTCTGCGCCGCAGATAGCCCAGAAATTCCTAGCGTACTAGCCGCCGCACCTCCAAGCATCCCAGCCAATGGACCCGCACCAATAGCAAAGGTTGCCAGTGGTGCCATTTCTTTTGCCATTCCCCCAGCAAGGCCAAACAAGTCCTCAAAAAAACCGCCATGACCAAAGTCTTCTTTAATAAAAGATTCACGCCCTAGCAAATTTCCAGACAGATCATAAACCTCGTAAGAATTACCAAGTTTGCGATCCGCTTCATTGTATTTGTTATACCCCGTTGGCCGCATTACATAGGTTGCTGATTCCCCGTCACCTGTCATTAACAAAGCAGGTTGTCCAGTTTCGGGGTCATATCTAATGTTACCTGCTTCATCAGTAACATAAGCACGATCCATTCGAGGATCGTAAATTGTTCCTCCAATGTTTTGTGAGCCCTTTGACCAATCAAACCCTACGGGGTTGAACGGAGTAGGAGGCGGTAAAGGGTGAGTCAGTGCCATTGCTTCAGATTCCAGTATTAACCTATCACTGCGTCAAATCGTAGAAGGTCAAAGACCCGATGGCCGCACCGGAAGAGCCTGACAACACCCGGATGCCCAGCGTATAGATATCACTGGTCCCCGTCAAGGAGGAACCTAACTGAAGGTCCCAGTTGTACGCCGCAGGTTGGTTGATCGTCCCGCTGGACTGGTTTGTGGCCTTTACGTACTGGATATCTACGATGGTGCCCACCGTCATGGCCGTGGCGGAAGTGTCTTGTTCTACGTTAGCATCGCTTGAGACCGCAGCCCAAGAGGCTGAGGTCAGCCCCGTGCTGTTCTTTGCCAGAATGACTTCAAAGTCATCCCCCGTCGAGGTCGGCATCACGTTAAATTTTGCAGGCAGCACCACTGCGTTTAGCGCCGTGGAAGCCAGCCGGATGGACACCAAAGGAACAAATGTCGTGCCAATTGAAGTTCTGGTCGTTGTCCTGCGGGCAACGTGCTCAATGGATGTCTGCTCGTACCCACCTTCTGAAACCACCGAGGAGCAAATTTGTTTCAGGGACGAAGCGCTTGCGGTTGCTGCGGTGTTGGTAATCTCGTACCTGACCGGCAAAATTGCCGTGGTCATGTAGACAGAAGTGATGTCGTTTGCGTTCTCAAACGTGTGGCAGACGATGTACTGCCCGTCAATGATGAACCCGCAACGAACCGAACCTACGCCGAGCCACTCAAAATCCATCCACAAAATTTGTGCTTTGGTCAGGTCTAGGGTAAACCCTGAGTCTCCTGTTCCATCAAGTTTGTCGCCGTTCCAGTCTGCTTGGTTGACCGCCCGCGCATCGCTGACAGACCCTGTGATGTAAGACCGCAGAACAAACGAAACCGTGCTGTCTGCTTGCTGGATGAACACGCCGTTCTGGGTTCCAAAGTACCCTACCCGCTGGCGAAGCCCGGTCTTGGGGGTGTTCATAACGAACGTAGCCAAACACAACAACCCCTTACCCGGCTGGTACGGCATGCACCTGTAAGTTTGTCTTACAACTTCAGAACCACTGGAAGTGGTGACATCCATCCGCACCGATGATTCGTTGGGCAGGTACGTGGTTGACCCTCCAGTGGCCGTGCTCGTGTCAAACTGATTGTCAATAGCGTAACGGTTTTGAGAGTCAAAGATGGTGTACGGTGCGCTTATACGTACCCGGCCAAAGGCGTCAACATTCGTTCCACCAATGGAGACTGGCACAGCGCTTCCAGTAGTTGCCACGATCTGCTCCAGCAGGTTGTCTAGTTGGTTGAAGTACAGGCGAAGGATGTTGACGAGGTTATCCAAATACCCTTTGTCGTAATCCTGCGTAGGCTTGGGCAGCGGCGGCGCTCGAAAGCGCTTGATGATGGTTGACCAGATAGTCACGATTTACGTCCGTCTGGCTTGAGATCAATTCTGGGCGCACCCAACTGCCACTGCACGCCAATTTGATCAGACGCAGCCTTGATAGACATCTGCCTTCCACGAACACGGATGTTGACTTGGCCTGTGAACTGATCCACCGGAATCGTTGTACTCCTGATGACCGGGTAAGAATTCTCACCCGCCACTGACATATCTGAAGTCACAGACGCAACCGGCGTGATGCCTCGGGTATACCCTGAGCCTGAGTTCTGCAAAGGCAGAAGAGTCAAGTTCATCGTCGGGCTGGTAGCGGTAGACCCCGTAAAATTTACGTCAGGGATAACACGCCACACAAACCCAAAATTGTGCCCGTCGTCAATGTCAAATTCTGACGAAGTGATGTACGCCTCGATGGGAAGCGTTGTGGTTGTTGCGTTGTCATCCACTCCGGTTTCGTGGTTAAGCAAGCGCCGGTTGTAGTCCACGGCCATTGGCACATCGCTGGCAACGCTGGTGTCAATCCAGGCCGTGCGGCCCATCATGCCGTAGTACCACACCTTCTCAACATAGTTGTAGATCACATAACGGTCCACAACAGTAGAGCTTGCAGAACAATAGAACCACCAAATTTCATTGAACTGCTCGTTGGTAGAACTAAATACCTGTTCTGTCTGGTTGGTGTTGAAGTCACTGAACACGTACTGCCGCAGATCGCAGACAAGCGTTTCCACCCGCCCGTCATAGCGGTAGAACTTCCCGTTACCCATCCAATAGGTAACACCGGAAGCAGTGGCCCAGGCTCGGTCACTCACGATTGAAGTGTTGTCAGACAGAAGCTGAGAGCCCCACACCACCGGGGGGCCGAGGTACTGAAGCGAGTACAGAGCGGTGTCAGACCACACCAAGAACTCCTGGCGAACCTGACCGGCAGCTTCAATTCTTGAACCGTGAGACAAGCGCAGACTGCCCGCTTGGTTGGTTACCGCAGGGGTCCAGTTGACGGCACTTTCTTGGTCCGACCAGCGGATGAGCATGGTGTCTTGAGTAGCCGATCCGTAGTCGTTACATCCAAACGCCAGCACAAAACGGGAAGTGTCAGACACCAGAACAAGATGCTGAACTGTCGGAACATCAGATGCACCAGACAAAGAAGA